TGCTGAGTTTTATTTCTATAATGAAACGAGTCGTTTGACAACTTGTGAGTTACATAAAGTTTGTAGTCAAGGAAGTTTGAATATGGAAGATGTTCAATACTTAGAACCAGAAAAAGGTTCAATTGTATTCTTTCCTTCCTATATGTTTCATGGGGTATCCGCACATCGAAATGATAATGTCCGTACCACTGTTTCTGGAAACATAGTGATTGACAACGTATAGATAATAGTGTATTATATGATTATAACTGAACATTAGTATGGCAAAGGGATTTACTGTTAAGTCAGCAGCTGCAAAAGCAAAAAAAGAAGCACAAGCACCAGAGTGGGATTATACAAAAGCAAAAGGAATGGTAAAAGGTAAGACAATTGTATTTTGTCTGCCAGGTCGAGGAGTATCATATACATTTTTAAAGAATTTTGTAACACTTTGTTTTGACTTAGTTCAAAGTGGAGCAAGTATACAAATATCACAAGATTACTCATCAATGGTAAATTTTGCCCGTTGTAAGTGTCTTGGTGCTAATGTTCTTCGAGGTCCTGATCAGATACCTTGGGATGGTAAATTAAAGTATGATTATCAACTATGGATAGACTCTGATATTGTTTTCAACGTAGAGAAGTTCTATCAACTTATTTTGATGGACGAAAAGATCGCATCAGGTTGGTATTGTACAGAAGATGGAAAGACTACCTCAGTAGCACATTGGTTAGATGAAGATAACTTCAAAGGTAATGGTGGAGTTATGAATCACGAAACCATTGAATCAATCAGTAAGAGAAAGAAACCATTCACAGTTGATTATGCAGGTTTCGGATGGTTGCTGATTAAGCACGGTGTCTTTGAAGACTCACAGATGAAGTATCCTTGGTTGCTCCGAAGATGCAAATATTTGAATCTGGAGATGTACAGGATATGTGCGGAGAAGATGTCTCATTCTGCTTGGATGCAAAGGAGGCAGGTTTCCGTATTATGTGTGATCCACGTATTCGTGTAGGACATGAAAAAACAAGAGTTATATAGCATCTCCCATGAAGATAAGATTCTTTATGAGGGTCTTACAGAGGAGGAATATATCGACAAAATGCAAGACTTAGCAGATGAGTATTATGAAAATGGTACACCGCATCCGCTCGAACTTAGAACATCAATAACAAAAAATGGCAAAAACATTTAGTATGGGCAATACGATTGAAACCCGTCCGAAAAAAACTCGTCAAGGAAAGGGAAAACACTCGAAATACTCGGCAACATCCCGTAACTCGGCTCGTAAAAGATACAAAGGTCAAGGAAAATAAAGAATGTCTACTTTGATTGCGAATCTACCCTCCTATGAAGTATGGGTAAGAAAGGAATACTTAACTGACCATAAGAGTGGTCATGGTGAATTTGTGAAAGGAGTATGGGTATCTGCGAAAAGTATACCTGGTCGTGCGTTTTATTTTGAAACTTACCTACCTGAGTATGCTGCGATGTTCGATAAACTGCCGATTTCTGCGTTTACAAGTGATCCAGAGACTCCTACACCCGACATGACACTACATAATCTACAGTTTTGGAACTGTATGGACTATGGTGTGGTTGCAGTACAGAAGCAATTCATCGGAAGTATGCACTATGAGGTGATGACAAGGGATTTTGGCAATCAAACAGGCACTTATATCTGCACTTTAGACAATTATCACTCAGATGTAGACGCAATTGACTACTCAACCAGTGAACAACCTGCCGAACATAAGTCTCATAACCTTTTAGAACTCGATAATGGGCAGTTTTGTCTCTATCCAAACAACAGAATGAGGATTTACGACAACAGTATTACTCCCGAAACACCAAAAGTGCCTGATTTTAAGGTTTCAACCGTATATTACCAAGTTGAAAACGGTCATGATCGTGATGGATTGGGTTCAGAAGAGAATTATTTCTGGAAAACAGCAAAAGAAAGAGCAAAAAAAGACGAAATTGAACCAGAATTAGGATAAATAATACATTTACAAAAAAGTGTCATAAATAAAACAGGAAAACACCTGTTTACATGGCAATAAAAAGGATATCAAGAGCATTTAAGGACATTAGTTTGTCTTTTACCCCTCATCCTGTTACAAAAGACCTTCCAATACTCAAAAATGAGAACGCAATTAAGGCATCTGTCAGAAATTTAGTGCAAACTATACCAACTGAGAGGTTTTTTAACCCTGTTCTTGGATCTGAAGTAAGAGAAAGTCTTTTTGACTTTGTAGATTATGGTACTGCGTCTGTAATTCAGCAACAAATAGAGATAACACTCGAAAATTTTGAACCTAGAATAGATAATGTCTCAGTTGAAGTGTTCCCAAGACCAGATTTGAACGAATTTGAGGTTACGGTGTTCTTTAATATTGTCGGACAACAAGTTCCCGCTCAAGAATTTACGTTCATACTCGAAGCAACAAGATAAATGCCTTTTACTAAGTTTACAAACCTTGATTTCGACCAAATTAAGTCATCAATTAAAGATTATATTCGTGCAAACTCAAATTTTACTGATTTTGACTTTGAAGGATCTAATTTTTCGGTCTTAATTGACACTTTAGCATATAATACGTATATTACTGCATTTAACTCTAACATGATTGTTAATGAGTCGTTCTTAGACTCGGCAACTCTTCGTGAAAACGTTGTTTCACTTGCTCGAAACATTGGATATGTACCAAAATCAAGAACTGCTGCTCAAGCAACAGTCTCTTTTGACGTTACAACTAACTCAAATACACCTTCTTTAACTCTACAAGCAGGTTTAGTGTGTGTTGGGTCGAGTGATGACACATCTTTTGTATTTTCAATACCAGAAAGCATTACATCTACTACTACAAATGCTTTTGACGCAAATGGAAACATAATTTCAAGCACAGCATCATTTAGTAACATAGTTGTATATCAAGGAACATACTTAACTAAGTCATATACAGTAAATGGATCACTAGATCAGAGATTTTTAATTGAAAACTCCTTTGTTGACACCTCAACCATTAGAGTTTATGTAAAAGGTGCTGCTGATCCTGGTATTGGTAGGGAATATCGTAAAGTTGATAATATATTAAACATCACAGACACATCAGAAACGTATTTAATACAAGAAACAACAAATGAGAGGTATGAGTTGTTATTTGGTGATGGTGTCTTTGGTAAAAAACTTGAAGATAATGCAGTAATCACCGTTTCATATATTGTAACTGATGGGATAGAGGGTAATGGTCCTGCAGTATTTTCATATGCAGGTAGTGTTGTATCATCTTCCAATCAAGTTGCTCTTCCTGCATCTACACCAACCATGAACACCGTTTCAGCGGCATCTAATGGGGGTAATATCGAGTCAATTGACTCAATCAAGTATTTTGCACCTAGACTGTATTCATCGCAGTACAGAGCAGTTACACAAGGGATTATGAGTCTGTGATTCAACAAATTTACCCTAATACTGAGTCTGTCTCAGTTGTTGGGGGAGAAGAACTAGATCCACCTGAGTTTGGAACTGTTTTTATCACTATAAAACCTAAGAATGGTGAATTTGTATCAGATTTTGATAAACAGTCAATATTATCTAACTTAAAAAATTATACTTTAGCAGGTATTAACCAAAAGATTTTAGATTTGAAGTTATTATACGTCGAATTGGAGTCATTTGTATATTATGACGTATCTAAGGTATCTACAGCATCAGATTTAAAGACAAATGTAACTAATGGTCTTCTTAACATATGCATCATCAACAGATTTAAATAAATTTGGTGGTAGATTCAAGTATAGTAAAGTGTTGAATGTGATTGATAATATAGATGATGCAATATCATCAAATATCACAAGAGTGATAATCAGAAGAAACTTAAAAGCACTCACTAATCAATTTGCTCAGTATGAGTTATGTTTTGGAAACAATTTTCATATTAACCCAGAGGGTCGTAACATCAAGAGTACAGGTTTTACTATTCAAGGTAGAACTGATACATTGTATATTACTGACATACCTAATAAAAATAATGATGGAACACTTGATGGTAGTGGAAAGGGTATATTAGCAATAATTAAGGGAAATGTAGGTGAATCTGAAAATAGATTAGTTGTTGCCTCTGCAGGAATTGTAGATTACGTTCATGGAGAGATAATTTTATCCACTATCAACATTACTTCAACTGTTAAACCTAATAATATTGTTGAAATACAAGCATTTCCAGAGTCAAATGATGTGGTTGGTCTAAAAGACTTATATTTAAGTTTTTCTGTATCTAATAGCACCATAAATATGGTTAAGGACACAATTACTTCTGGTGAACAGATATCAGGTGTCGGTTATAAGGTCACATCAAGTTATTCAAACGGAGCGTTGATAAGAGGATAGTATGATAACTACTGGAATTGATAAAAGAGTCAAAGTCCAACAGATAATTGAAAACCAACTACCAGAGTTTTTATTATCTGAAAGTCCAAAGGCAGTCGATTTTTTAAAACAATACTATATCTCTCAAGAGTATCAGGGAGGTCCTATTGACCTAACTGATAATTTGGATCAGTACATAAAATTAGATAATTTAACACCAGAGGTTGTTGTTGGTGAAACCACTTTGTCAAGTGGCATAAGCACCTCAGAAACAACTGTAAACGTTAGCACTACAAAAGGTTTTCCTAACTCTTATGGTCTTTTTAAGATAGAGGATGAAGTAATAACATATACAGGTATAACCACAAATAGTTTTACTGGTTGTATAAGAGGTTTTAGTGGTATAACAACATATCATGCAGAAAATAATCCATCAGAACTTGTTTTTTCTGATTCATCTGCAACAAATCATGAATCTGATGCAACTGTTATAAACTTAAGTGCTTTATTTTTAAAAGAATTTTATAAAAAGACAAAAAAATTACTTACACCTGGTTTAGAGAATGAAACATTCGTTAATAATCTAGACGTAAGCAATTTTATAAAAAATTCAAAATCATTGTATCAATCAAAAGGAACTGAAGAGTCCTTTAGAATACTGTTTAATGTATTATACAATGAAACTCCAACTATTCTTGATTTAGAAAAATATTTACTAAAACCATCATCTGCAGAGTATATAAGAAGGGAAATTGTTTTAGCGGAAGCAATTTCTGGAAATCCCATAAATTTAGTTGGACAAACAATAATCAAATCAACTGATAGTGAAACTAAAGCAGCAATATCAGAAGTAGAACCTCTAACTAGAAAAGGAAAGGTATATTATAAGATAGGTCTTTTTGTAGGATTTAACGAAACCGATTTAATTGAGGGTACATTTAACATTACAGGTAAAACCAAAGTAATTGGTGATGTTTCAATTGGTTCATCTGTTATAACCGTTGATTCTACTGTAGGATTTGGTCAAACTGGGACTTTAGTATCAGGGATAAGTACAAACATATATTATAGTGATAAATCTGTCAATCAATTCTTTGGTTGTGAAAATATTGTAAGTAACATATCATCAACTGATGATATTAGATCTGATGAATTTTATTTTGGGTATGAAGGAGGAGATTTAACAAAAAAAGTAGAATTAAGACTCACAGGTGTTTTATCAAAGTTTGTACCAACCTCTGATATCAAATTATTGGTTGAGGGAGAAAAAATAAGTGTTAAAAATATAGGAGAAAAAATATTAAATCCTGATGATGGTAAAACAAGAAAACAAATTTTTGCTAATTCATGGATATACAATACCTCATCTAGATTTAGAGTAGAAAGTATATCTGGTGCAAATGTCGTTGTATTCACAAGAGATATTGATAAATCAAGTTTGAAAGTAGGAGATGCAATAGAGATATTGTTTAGGAATGAGGAGTCAAAGGTAGCGACAGGTGTTGTTGGTAATATTGATAAACCCACAGGTACAATATCACTTAATAATCTAACACTTCAATCAGGTATTACACAATTACCAGATCCTAATAGAGAATATGATCTAAGAA